TGCTTAAGTAATCCATAGTACCATCAGGCATACGAATATCACCAATTGGCTTTACAAAAGTAGGGTTACCTTGCTTATCGTAAAATAATATACCAAATCTGTATATTTCACCTCTTTGATAGCCAGTAAAACTATTAGTAAATAAAGGGTCTTTATAGTTTTCAAAGCTGCCATTTTCGTTTTTTGTAATGTAGCCATAATGCGGTACTTGACCGAACATTGTTTGTCCTTTATAGCTATCATTACCTACTGCATCGTTATCAAAATACTTAACCTGACTTAAGTTAAATCTTTTGGTATCAAACGTTACCCTAACCCCTGTTGCAGCATTATCAAAATCATGTGTTTGTGCGCCTGGAACTCTAGTTGAATACGTTCTATTTAACCAGCAGTATTGTGTGTCACTATAAAAATTTATATAATGTATTTGTGGGTTTTCTTTTTCAGTGTAGGTAGTAGAAAGTCCGTTATTTGAAATAAGAGTACTAGTATATTTATATGACCTTACTCTAAAATCTTCATCTACCGATTGTGCGTTGTTAGTTAAGTTTGAAGCAAAAAGTCTGTTATCTTTAATAGCTAAATCTCCACAAGTATTCCAACTAACATGACTTTTTAAAAGTTCATTAATTGATATTGTAGTAGTTGTTTCGTTACCATTATGTATGTAATTAAAAGTACTAGATACTATTGCACCTTCTGATATTATATTAGCTTCTATTGCGCCATCAGAAGAAAGGTATTTTATGTCTATTATTTGTATAGTACCATACGACTCATCTATACCAGATATTTCTATATTAACAGAATTTGAGGATTGTGTACCTAATGGTCCCCCTGTAGAAAGGTGGTATTGTGTATTAGATGATGTTTTTAATACTTGTACAGGATTTGTAATATTAGATACTCTTGAGCTTTTACCGTCAGTTGTTATGAGTCTATAAGCGTACGAATGAGAACCGCATAATACATTTCCACCTGCAGTGATGCTTTTTATAGTTGGGCTTGGTAAGTTTGACTCTTTAAATAAATTTAATTGGTCACTAGTCAAGCCTGTATAATATTCTGGAGATTCTTTTAAGTTTAATGTACGTAATGGTTGTATACCATCAGTCCAATAAATTCTATGAAAAAATTCGTTTTCTTCTGACACTTCAACCCTTAAAGAAGTTTTAGCAGTCAATCCTAAATCAGTTCTTAAGACTATTTTTTTAACAGACTGCGAAAAATCAGGTTGTGGAGTAACTGTAAAGATAGTATCTTGTGTATTAGCATCAATACCTCTAGTTATAAATGCTACATAATTAGAAAACTCTGCTTGACCTACTACTTCGTAAAGATTTGTAGACAAAGTTTCTAAAGTACCACCGTATACAGGAAATGAATAACTTTCACTACCGTTAGCTGGGTTTCCTGTTTGTACGTATGGAGCAATAACAATGGTCATCGCTTCTGTTGTTTTGTCACTATATCTTATTTTATAAACTCCATTTACTATAGGGTCTACGGATATATTAAGTTTAGCGTTTATCGCAGGAGTTAATACTGCTTTCAAAAGAGCTAAACCCATCAAATAATTAGAATCTATTAGATTACCTCCACTATATTCGCCTAAAACAATAGCAGGTCCACCAAATAACGAATTACCACTTACAAACGTTATTACAGTTGTAGTAAAATCATCATCTCCTGAAATTGTAAGTTTCCAACCCATTAATACTGGTGTAGTTAAACCAGATATATTTGTTGAGCCTAAAGCTAATGTGTCAGAGATTGTTATAGTTTTTTCTGAGTCTGATAATGTTGTAAATAAAGTATTACCTTTTGCGTTTTTCAATACAAAACTATTATCTTCTTTAGTTACAAGTCTAGCATTAATAGCTGATTTATAAGTGTCTGGAGGTAATGCATTTGCATCTATATCTGACATCATCCCCTTAGAGAACGAATTAGGTTTCTTAGTAGGTTGTGCCATTATTAAAACAATTTACGATTGTTATCATTAAAAGGTCTAAGGGAATTCCAATATTTACCAATGTTTCGCCATTGTTGTTTAGAAGGCATGTTGTCTTTACCTCTAGCCTGCGCACATTGCATTGACCATTCTTTTTTTAAATCTTGATATACGTATCTAGGTAATTTCTGATTAAAATACTCTCTGCCTTTGTATTTAAACATTATGTATGAAGCGATTGCATCTTCATGCGCTGCAGAAATAGTAGGATAGCCATCATCATCTGTAGATATAGACTCGTAATGCAACTTAATAATAGTACCGTCAGATAGGTCAATATTAAGATAATTGCCTGATATATAACACCTTGTGTTATCGTAGTCACCACCTTCAGCAAGTATTTCTATTATATTTAAAAAATCTTCTGGTAGTAAAACTTTTTTATCAGTGACAGTTAGTTCACCTATTTTTTTATCAAACGTTGAATAAGAACCTATTTTTTTTTCTGCTTCAAAAGCCCATTCAACAAAATTATGAAATTCTCTAGCAGCGTCTTGTATATCTAAATTACGTATTACGGTAGACACGACTTGCTTTATACTAATTTTTGGACTTCCTTTCATTATTCTTTATTTATAGCTTCTTTAAATCGTTTTAGAGGTAGTATTTTGTGTTTAGAAAACTTGTATGGTCTATCCCAAACTACCTTTGTGTATTCGTCATCTAAGATAGGCACTTTATACAAAACTAATTCTCCAGTATTTTGTGAAGCCTTATGGTCTATTCTAACATGAAATGGTCTTTTATGAGGCAGTCTTTTTAAATAAACTTCTCCTAATTTTAATGGCATTTTAAAAACTTCCTGTTTATCAGTAATAATTTCTACCATTTCATTTAAAAACGCTTCCATAATAGAGTAATACTCAGTATAAGTTAACATTCTTGTAGAATATGTCCCTTTTACTCTTAAACCGTTTTTAATTGTATTATATATATCTTTAATAGATACATACTTGTCTTTGTATTTTTTATTTAGCTGCCTTCTTGCTTTTTGCCTGTTTTTCATCTACCTGATTGTTTGGTCCTTTAGAATTTACACCTAACATTACATTAAACTCTGCTTGCAATAAGTTTTGCACTACCAAAGGAATTAACTCTTCTGGCAAAGGGTATTGTGTAACATCGTCGCTAATATATGAACTTACAGTGGTAGGGTCAGCAAATATAGCATTGATTTCAATAGTACCACCAGAAACAAGAGAATCGCCTTCCCATATATATATGTTTCTATCTGATAACGTAGCAATTTTGCTATTTGCAGATTTAATAAACCTAGAATTGTTAATAAACATTCTATCATGGTTTTGAACAATAGGTAAAGGCACATACGAAGCCTCTACAGACTTATCATCTTTAAATGCTATACTTCTTATACCTCTATTACCGTTAAAGCCTACAACATCCTTTAAAATCGCTCCTGACGAACTTGGAGTCAATTCATCCACTTGAAAAGATACATTAGAGGCTTTTTTACCGTTCTCTGTATACTTCATTAATAAATTTGCTCTATGATAATGCACCATAAATTTTATTTGACGCAATGATATATCAGTGTCGTCAGATGATACACCTCCAGAAATTACATTCCTTATGTTGTAAGCTATTTCGTTTAATGTTGCCATATTATATTTTTATTAATAAGAAAGGGTAAAATAGGTTACCCTACTCTACCCTTTCTAGAAAGCAGGGAGCAAAAAGCATCTTTAAACTCGTCGTTCAGTTAATTCTGACTGAATCATTTGGTATCTTGCGTCTCCCAACGTCGCCAAGACTTTTCGAGCTGATATTTGACACACTTCTTCGTGTGTATGTATACTTAATAGTTCTATATCAGTAGTGTACCTTAAGTACTTTACTATTAGATTAGTAGTTCCAATTAAACCTAGAAAATACATAAAACCTCCTTGCTCATAAGCAACAGGATTATTTTCATCAGCTTTATTAAAAGGGTCGTTACCTAAATAAGCAGTTATATCTCCTAATTGCACAATTTTAACATTTGTGTATGGTGCTTCTTGATAATGTATCGCTAGTATTCTAGAATAATCAAAATCAAGCTTAACATCTGCATCTGTTTGGCTATCTTCAGGAGTTGTTATATTTAACTGTGGACTAGTTGAGCCAGCAATTAATTCTGAACGAACTAATTTCTGCAGCTTATCTCTAACGTCTTGCGAAGTTTCAAAAGCCATATAATATTGTTGAATAAACTCATCTACACCCATTTTGATGAATTCTTTCAACTCATCATTACTAAAGTATGCAGTAGTTTCGCTTTCAATAATATTTCTTACTCTTGCTACAGCTTGGTCATCAGTCATTTATTTACTTATTTACTAGTTTCTTTTTAGGAGCTTGTATAGCTCTTATTTCATGCTTCAAGATAGCTAAAATATCTTTGTTATCTTTTAACCAAACTAACACCTGTTCTTCGTTAGTTCCTATTGCTTCTTTATTATAAAAGAACGTATTGTTCTTGTAATTTAATTTTTTAAGTTTAATAGCATCAATAATAAATACTCTTAAATCTTTTTCAGGGTCAAATTGCGTCGCCATAAACAAATCAGCATTAGATTGTGCTATTTCTATGATACGAGCTCTTAGAACGTCAATTTCTGAGCTTAAATTTAACCTTGCTATAGTAGCGTATTGTTTCACTTCTATATCAGTCATTTTAGCTGCTTCAATTACTGCTTTTGCAGAATCTAAAGTTCTCTTCGTATTATTTGCTTCTGCTTTATGCAGGTCTAATCTTACCCATTCTTTTGATAAAACAGATGGGTTGTATTTAAGAAAATTATCTTGTAATACATGCCCTTCGTTGTCCATGTCTAGTAATATAATATTACTATTCCATGTAATTTGGCTATCCTCACCATTAATATCTTTGTATTTCATTTTCTTACCAGTTATAGTCTTGTAATTAGAAAATGAATAAGAGCCTATAGCTCTTGTACTGTGAAACGTGTATTTTACAAATCTTTTTGCTTTCATCTTTGCTTTGCTTTTTGTTAATTAATTAAAAAAAATAAACACACCCCCGAAGAGGTGTGTCTAAGTAAATTTATGCTACTGTAATACCTTCTGCAGTTATTAATGCTGCATCTACAATCCATCCAGTACCGTCTGATACTAAATTTATGTAGTCACCTTTTTTAAGCTTAGAAGCTACAATAGTCAAAGCAGTCGTTCCAACTAAAGAAATTGGTGTTGCACCAGCCGCAGTTAAAATACCATAAAAAATGGTTGCTACTGCAGTTCTTGAGCCATCAGCTGCAACTGAATATGACTTTACAACTGAATTGTGAGCAGAATTATTAGCAGATGCTACAATTCTATATTGCAATCCTAATTTAGGCATTGGCAATACTATTGTAGAAGTTGCTCCACTTGCGCCTAACAACATTGTAGAACCTGATTCAAAATCAGATAATACAACTTGGTTAGATACATATGGCTTAACTAATACACTTTGCGCTACACGACCATGTTCTTGCGTCATGTAATTTTTGTCTTCTTCTGATTTAAAGAAGCTCTTATTTCCGTCTAATGTTCTTGACATCTTTTTTTTATTTAAAAATTAATTATTTACTATAGTACTAAACCAGTAGGCTTAAGAATACCACATGAAAGAGGGTTACGTACAATGATTCCTGATTGTGTTAACCAGTGACATTCGAACTTGTCATCTCCTGATGCAGCAAGCATAGACTTAGAGTCATAAGGATTTACCATACCTGGAACGTATTTCTTCACCCAGTTACGATTAGTACCTTCAGCACCTTTTGCAATTAATTCAATATTGTTAACACCTTGTTGTGTTGACATATCTAAAAACACCATCAAACCTGAAAGGTTAGCACCTCTCCATTCTTCAGCACCTGTAGAAGGAGTAGCTGATTCAATTTCAGCTTCAGAAGCAGCAGTGGAAGTATAACCAGCAGCAGCTGACAAATTCGGGTCATCAAATACTGGACAGTGAGCTAAAGTTAACTTATTACCCATACACATGTATGTAGTAAAGTTAGAACCTACACTTACATCTTGTCCAAACTTATCTACCATTATAGAAGATGCTTGACCACCGTTAGAAAACAATAAATCTTTCATTGCTCTGTGGAATTGTAATTTACCTTGTGTACCAGTAAATACTACGTATTCGTTTCCAGTTGCATTTTGAGCATTTAGAGATAATTGTGCTAAGAAATTAGCAAACACTCTTTCTGTCATGTCTTCATTCTCTTCGTATGTAAGAATGTTAGATTCAGCAATTTGTGCTAATAATCCGTCTCCAATTACAGGAACTCCTGAAAGACCTGCTTGTGCACCACCTGGAGTTGTAATGTCTCCAGACATAGATGATTTACCAAACCAACGCATAACTTCAAGGTCATACATAAATTGAGCTTCAGTTTGTTGTTCTTTAGTAAAGAACCATAGACGGTGACCATTGTGTTCAACCCATGTAACATCGGTTAAATCTCTTGCATCAATTACTAATTTCTTACGAGAAATAGTTAAGTGATTTTTACGTGTTTCAGGGTAAGCATAACCTTCACCTACTTCAGCTCCTAAAGAACCTTCACCAAAAGCGTTACCAATAATACCTACAATACTATCTGCTCCATTATTGACAGATGATGTATTTAAAGCTTTACCTACTACTGCTTTTACGTTAGTTCCATCTGTGATAGAAGCAACGTGTACCTGCAATCCTGAAGCTAAACGAATAATATCATTTGCATTAATAAGACATGGAATAGCTGCTGTATCAGTAACAGACAAAGTTACAGTTGCACCTGCTGCTGTAATATCTGTATTGTAAGCTGCAGCTAATTGTTGCTGACCTCTGTAACGGCCCATTGACTTCCATTCGAAAGAATTATCACCTAGTACTTTTTCACCAGCACCAAATCCTAATTTCTCAAGAAGGTAAGTTGTTGTGTATCGAGGGTAAAGCTCGATTACTTTTTTTGCAATCTCTGGGTACTTTAATAAGTTCGCTGTCAGAGAATTGTCTGCTGTGTTGTACGCAGCATCATATTTAGCGGAATATACTCTCATTTTTTCTGAGTGTTTAAATTAAAAATTGTTTTTATAAACTATGTCGTTTATTTAACCTAAGAATTTACCTGGGTCAAAACCTTTTTTAGGGGCTTCAAAGTTGTTTGATGAACGTCCACCTCTACTTGGAGATGTAATACCATCTAAAACTTTCGATTTTCCTTGTTCAACGCCTTGCGTTTTAATCATCTTGAAAATCTTTTCCTTGTTCTGCCATAAGAAGGCGGCCTCTGCAACATTGGCATGTGACTCAAATATATCTTTAGCAAACTTTCCGTTAGTTATATAACCATACAATTGTTTCTTGTCTTTTTGAGATACTTTACCTCCAAAGAACTCTTCTTTACCTTTAATAAAGTTTTGTAGTTCTTTTTTTGAGTTCTTAGCGTTCTCAATTTGCCTTTTTTCTTTAGTAGCTTTTTCTGTACGCAATCTATCCTTTTCAGAATGTATATGCTTAGATAATTGCTGTCTAATAAGAGTTGCTTCTCTTTTAAGTAATCCTGAATCGTTTAACCTATCTATAGTGTCTTCTATGGCATCATCGTCATACTTTGATGCTCTCATATCAGCAATAACTAAATCTTTATCTGTAAGCTCTAAAAAACCATTTAAGTTTTTAATGGTATCGTTGTCGCTCACTTGTGGTTTTAAAGCTTCTTGCACTTTTGCAATAAACTCTTCTTTAGACCCAGCTTCTACACCTGTTTCTTTTGATAGTTCGTTCCAATCAAATTCTTCTGTGGTTTTAGATTCGACCACTTCTTCTGTTTCTTCAGAATCCCAATCTTCTTCTGTTTCTTCTTTAGCCTGTACAATTTCTTCTACTGGCTCTTCTTCTACTTCTTCCTTTTTAGCTTCAATAGAATCCCAAGAAAAATCATCCATGTCCAATTCTTTCTCGACACTTTCTTGAACTGCCTCAGTTTCAACTGGTTGGCTAGACATATCTTGTGAAGGTTGGCTTTCGCCACCTAAAAAAGAAGTTGGGTCAAATCCTTCTTGCTTTGTTTCTTCTGTAGAAGCAATTACTTCTTCTACTAATTTGCTTTCTTCTGCCATTTTATTTTGCTTTTTCTGTTAACAAAGATATTATTTTTTTTGCACATTTTTTTTGGACTCCATATTCATGCTATGTTCAGCGTCTTTATCTTTTTGTTGCGCATTTAAATCAGCTTTGATTTTTTCAAGATTAAGTTTGTTTTTCTCTCTTGTATCGTCAATATCTCTGTGCGCATCAGATGCAATTTCTTGGGCTGCAACCCTAGCCTCTGCGTTTATTTGAGCAACTTTAATTTTAGCTTCATTATCCATTTGTCTCAACTGACCTTCTGCTTGTGTTTGTTGAGCTTGAGCTTCTGCAGCAGCTTGTTGTTGTTGCATTGCTTGTTCTTGAGCTTGTTGTTGTTGCTTTCTCATAGCATCAATACCTTGCTCTAATACAACTTGTGCTTCCGTCATTGTATCTGCCTTCATCACCTTCAAGGTATCAAGCAAAGTAATAGAGCCTGATTGTAAAGCAGCTTGTGACATTTGTACAACAGATTGTTTTAATGCATCGTCTTTACCAGAATCACCTAAGAATATACCATAATCGTTTAAAGAAACATCAGGCATAATATTTAGCATCTTATAACCAGAGTCTCCTAAGATGTAAGCTGCCTTTTTACCACCTGCCCAAGCTATCTTCATTAAGTTAGCAAGTTTAGTGAATACTTTCTTTTTAACTTCATTATGTACAAAGAACCAGTTACCTGTAGATACAGAAGACTGAGATACTGACCTTTGAACATTACCAACGTATTCATATTGCTCAACTGAACCTTCTCTTTGAGGTGATACACCAGAAATTTGCCCAGCAGTTTGTTCTAACATCATTTTAAGATTAATAAGTTGTTGCACAGATTGTGACAACGTAAAATCTACTTGTTGAAATTGATTAAACGATGCACTATCTCCACCTTCATCTCTTGAGTTGATTGGTATGATACCATCGTTTTTTAAGTGGTACATAACCTCTTGCATGTCCATACCAATGTTAGAAGGCATTTGCGACACATCGTATACAACTGCTTTACCACCAGAACGAGCTAAAGCTAATTCAATATGATACATAACAATATTGTATAGCATTTGAGTGTGCCTTAATATATCTACTAAACTAGTAGGCTTACCTGTTGTATGGTTGTATACTACACCTACGTAAGATAAAGATGTGCTACCAGCATCGTCAACAGACCTAATTTGATTAGGACGTCTACGACAATTAACCAATATTTTACCAGCAATCTGTGTACCTTCCCATATATCATCGACACATTTTGTTTCGATGGTTTCTCCTTTACGTTTTTTGTATTTATCACCGACAGCTTTTTTAAATGGTTGTTCAGGATTAAATTTATTTTCTGATATTTTAAATCTAAGTGACTTTATAGATTTCCATTCAGCAGATATAACTCTAATCTTTACTGTTTTAGAATGGTCTATTTCAACCCAGTTGAATACACCGTTCCATCTATCTATGTTATCAGAAGTTGCCTGACGCATGTCTTCTAATTCACGAACATCATCTTCGTCTAATTGGTCTCTATACTCGTCAATCACTTCATTAACCGTAAGCCATCTTTCTTCACCAGCCCATTGTGCGTTGTCTAAGAAATCAGTATCAATAGATTTATCAAAAACAAAAGTTCTTGGGTCTACCCTTCTAACAAAAGGGTCACCATCTTTTATGTATACCTTATAGAACTCTTTAGCTGTAACTAATAAATCTCTCATACCCTCTCTAAACAAATGTTTAAATTGGTATTTTTGTGATAAGTAATCTAATCCATCGCTAATAGATTCTTCTATAACTTCCTTGTATTGGTAACGCATGTATTGGTCAATATCATCTGGTATAGGAAACTCTTTGTTATCCATTTCCAGTTCCATACCGAACTCTTTTTCTACGTCTTGGTTTATACTACCAAGTAATTCTTTAGCAATCAAAGATACCTTAAACTGTTCTTTACGTAATGCTGCATCTAAATTTACAGCGTATACACTTTTATCTAACGGTCTACTTAAGTCCTCGTTACATAACAAATCAACCTTATTCCTAGTAATAGGGTAGTTAGCCATTGTAGCTGGAGATGGCATGTTGTATTGTTCTGTAACATAACTGTAATCGTCATATTCTAAATCACCATTATAAAGTCTATAATTACTTATATCTTTATCATAGTCGCTTATAGAACCTTCAGAGTTACTGTGTTCGAGTTGTTTAATAATAGCGTCTAAATTTTCTTTACACCATTCTTGTGTTTTTTCGCTATCGGTAATAAATTGCTTAGGAAAGTTACTCATTATTTATTTTTTATATGGAATCAATCTTCCGTTTTCTCTTCTATAGTATACAAAGCCAATACCTTCTTCGGCGACTTTTTCTGTTCTAACTTGTTTATCATACAAGTCTATATCGTGTATTAAACATAAGCCAAATGCTATAGCCCTATCTGTGTTACGCAAACCGTATACACTAAGTTCGTCTAATAAATCTATAAACCATATATCATCACAATTCTCATTAATATAATTCTCCATGAATTGCTCCATCACTGCTTTAGTGTGCTTATTCATTTGTAAACCATACCTATTTCTGTTTACAGTTTTTGGAGAATGTGCAGTCTTTGGTCTTTCTTTTAAGTACTTTGTTCCTCCTGCTCTTTGGAAGTGACCAATGATTCCAATACGTGTAAATTCAATTAGCATTTTCGCATTGTAATATACGGCTAATTTTAAACACCCATCCCAAAACTCCTCTGCTGTGTCTGGACGCTCTGTATATTCAGCAATAGGGTAGTTTCCAGCGATTTCCATGTTAAAAAATCTACGGAATATTATAGCACTACCTTTTGATGAAGTCGACGCTTCGTCTTGGTCATAAGAATCTATACCTCCAATGTCTAATCCTTTAAGCTCTGTTTTAGGGTGTGCTAAAATTTTATAAGGGCCTTGTTTGTCAAGTATAAACTTTACATCCATGCCCTCTCCATCCCATTCTAAACGACCATTTTGAATCTGACCTTTAAAATCTTCACTACTTAGTATTTCGCTACGTTGTGAATTAAGTTTCGCAGAATTAAATCTTGCATTTTTAGTTTGTAAGAAAGCTTCTTCTACAGACAAGGGATAATTTTGCAACTCTAAGTTATAACCTTTTTGATTACCTGCTTCTTGTAGCTTTTCTCTTCTTTCCTTAAGTGCTTTAGTTGCATTATCGTTATCAGATATACCTGTAGACATGTCAAAGTACCCATGATAACACATAGAAGCAGGTATAAACATAGGAACTAAATTAAATGCATCTGCATTATAATACATTTCCATGAAATCTTTAGAGGCCGCCTCTATATCACCACCTGTACCACCGATAACAGGAACACCGTATTGAACGTCACCATCCATAAAGCAGGCTTTAGAAGACATATAAGCATTTAGTAGTTCTTTAAACTCCCCTGCTTCTTCAAATATCATAACAGATAAACGTTCACCCTTATATACTTCAGGGTTACTCATTGTTCTACAGTGTATAACAGATTGAAATCCATCTACACCCCACTTACCATGCTTGTCTTTTATCTTGTATCCTGACCTTAGTATCTCGTCTCCTTCTTTTAAAGTAGAGTGTCTAAAGTTTGAGTGTTGATTATTAAGCCCAGCCTTTACTTTATCAAAAAAAGAAGTTGCTGTTACCTGTAATCCTGCTGCTACACCAATATGATTGTGTGGGTAGAACGTATA